TTGGTGCCAAATGGAAAGAACTTGCTAAAGATTCACAACGAGGCAAAAAGTTTGCTGAAGCACAACATGATTATATTAAGAAAACACACTTTGACCCAGCTGCAAATAAAGCAATGAAAATGGGTTACAATTTAAATGATCCAGGTGTTGCTGATGCTATTTGGTCACTATCTGTTCAACACGGTGGTGTTCAGAAAGTTCTAGATTTATCTAAAGCAAATATGGGTGGTGTTGTCAGTTCAGATTCCAAGACACAAATTAAGTCCCTCTATAAAGCAAGAGATGAATATACTGGTGGACAGTTTAATAAACGATATAGTGCAGAAGTTGATTTGGCATTAAATAAATCAACCGATACTGGTGTAAGACTGGCAGAAAACTCTACACAAAATAAAGAATTAAAAGAAGATTTAACTAAAAAGAAAGTAACTAATACACAGATTGCTTCTACTACACAATCAACAACACAAACTGCACAGGTTAATCCTGTTGTTGCTGATGATACAAACCCATATTTGAGAAAACTGAGAGGTTAAATGAAACCTGATACCGAATATCAATTAACTCCTAAAGGTGCAGAATTGGCCAAAAAGATGGCCGATAAGAATACCGATGTGGTGGTTGAAGTTGATAAAATCAAAAAGAAAATGGGTGAAGGTTCTGTAACAGAGCAAACTCCTGCTGATGAATCCGATTATGAAGATGATGATATCATTGTGCCTACAGGCCGTAAAATGTCTTATCAGTATGCAGCCAAAGTAAGAAAAAAATCATTTGGTCAATTATTAGCGGAACAAGAAGGTGGCCTAGGCCAATCATTTAAAAAGGCAGTATCATTAAAAACTGAAGCAAAAGTAAAAGGTATTAAACAAAAACTTGACCCAATGAACATGGTGAAGTTTATGACCTTTGGTAGTAACTTTGCACCTGCTATGTTAGGTAAATTAACTGGTAGAAGTAAAGAAGATATTTCACAATTTACTGGTGCCAAATATAAAGAAATGGGTGCTGGTGGTGATACTGCTACTAAAGTTGGTGCATTGGCACAAGATACCGCAATGTTGGATATTCTAATGAAAATCTATACATTGATGGACACCAATCACAAAGAAGATATTAGAAGAAAAGAAGAATCCGCTAACTATGCGGAAGAAATCAAATTAGAAAAAGAAAAGAAACGCAAAGAGTTACTTGCTAATCTTAAAGGTAAGAAAGACGATAAAGAAGAAAAGACCACAGAAAAATTAGAAGAAGATACTGGCATGGGTGTTGGTGGTATTCTTGGTTCTATATTAAATGCTGCAGGTGGTTTATCTTCTGTATTACGTCTTGCTTCTGTATTCATGGGACCTGTGGGTTTGGCTTTGATGGCTGGTACAGGTATTGGATTGGCATTGGTTGGTTTAATGAGTTTGGCTGGTGAAGAATCACATGAACAAGCAAATAAGACTGCTTCCGCTTTGAATCCTGCAACAGAAGGTCAAGCAATTATGGATACAGTCCGTGATACTTCTGTTGTCGAAAGAAGAAAACAAAATCTTCTTGCTGACAGACCTTGGTCCAAAAAATCTTTATTACCATGGAAAGATCCAGAATTACAGCAAGATTATTTAAAAGAAATTGGTTTTGATGAAGATACGGGATTAACCAAAGCCGAAAAAGACCAAGGATTTACAGGTCTAAATGAAAAAGGTATTCCAATTAAGAAAGAATCTGCAACAGATAAAACTACACCTGTTGCAACATCATCACCAAGTACCGCATCACAAACAGAATCAACAACAGTAACACCAACAGAATCACCGAATGCTGGCCAGAAATTAAATGCTGCGGTAAAAGAAAACATGGACATGAATCTACCAGATTCCACTCCGGATCCATCCACACTTTTGTCCAGTTCTGTTACTACATTAACATCAAAATCACAAAACAAATTTCCTATACCTGCTGTAAGAAACAATGAAGAAACATTCCAACGAATGATTCTAAACAGCACAAGAGTAGTTTAACCAATAAAAAACCCACCTTTCGGTGGGTCTAAACCAACTTCTAAGGAAAGGAGTTTTGGTTTAATCTTCTTCAGCTAACTTGGCAAAATAAGCCATGTCATCTTCATCTTCATGAATGTCTGGTTCAGACTCAATTGTTTTCTTAGGTGCAGTAAATGCTTCTGCTTTTGCCTTTTCAACAGTTGTCTTAGGTGCTTCACCATTCAAACCGAGAACTTTATCCAAACGAGCCTTCAATTGGTCGTATGTTTTCCATTCACTAGGTTTGTTCAACAATTCTTGTAATGAATGTTCAGAATTGTAAATCTTCTCCAACTCAGCATCATCAGAACTTAATGGTGCAGGTGAATCAAACTCAGATTTATCATAGTTCTGATAACCATCAACCTTACGAATCTTCAATTTGAAGTTAGCACCTTTCCACATATCAAATGGATTGATTGGTGTTTCATCAGCAAATTCAGGATTCATCGCTTCTGTAATCTTATCAAAGATTTTCTTGCCAAACTTATACAAGAATACTTTACCTTCATTCTGTGGATTGGCAGCATCAGATACCACATACACATTGGCGATGTAATTCAATTTACGCTTTTGTTTACGGACAATATCTTTATTTGCTTCAATGCCTGAATTCCATAATGTAGTATTGTGTTCACAAACAGGACATTGTTGATTCTTAGTGGTCAAACAGTTATCAATTAACCAACCACCAGGACCTTGGAATCCATGTGAATGAATTTTAACCCATGGCAAAGAATCTTCACCATCAGCAGAAGATGCTGGGAGAAAACGGAGGACGGCCATGCCGTTACCTGATTTGTCTACTGTGGGTTTCCAGAAGTTATCTGGTTTTTCGGATCCTTCAGACCCTTGAGAGAGTGCCTCAACTGCTTTTGCTAATTTGTCGAGGTTGCCGGATTGGCTTTTGAGATTTGCGAAACTCATGTAATGCTCCTTATTAAACGGTGTATAAACGGAATATAAAACGACTTATCCAAAGACTTCTCATAATCAACTGCTAGTATATCATAATATTTAGGCGAAATCAAGCCTTGTTTTCTTCATTGAGTAACTGTTTACCAGTTTGAATGTTCCACTCATTGAGTTTAACTTTATACTGTTCATTGGTCAATCCATGCCAACCAACACAATCACCTGTTGGTGAACGACCACAACCACAGGTGCCTACTTTTTCATTTGCTTTAACTTGCATAATCATCCTTAGACATATAGTTTTAAAATAGCCAATGTTGTTGGCCAATCAGTATGTAGAATACCAATACCACCAGCATTGTTCCAATCATCAATCACACTTTTAGTGTCATCAATAATAATCTTATCAGGTGCAGCAAACTTATATTTGTGCCTTTTACCTGGAACAAAGTTTGGTTTGAATACAATACCATGTTTTTCTAACCAAAGCAATTTCTGTTTGGAGATTGCATCATATCTTGCTTCGTTTGCTGTAGATGATAGAATCTCTGTTAATACTGGTGCCTTACGGAGAAACTCAATTCCTTCCATGGCTCCCGGCATCAAATCTAATGATGCAAATTGTTCAGTTTCAATGAACTCATCAAAATATTTGTTAAACTCTTTTTTCTTTTCTGCATCTCTTGGTGCGAGTTTATATCTTTCAAAATACCTTTTATAAAAATCGGCAATAACTCCATCCATGTCCAAATAGATGCCTGTAACTTTAGACTTCATCGTATTCTCTAATCTTCTTCTTTAATATATGTAATATTTTTTCTTTATCGTATTGTATAAACGGTGTATATTTCTTAATCAATCGATGCCATGTTGGCCAAAGTATATCATCAGTAATTTCTTTTTCCCACATTGGCATGATATTTGCAATCTCAACTAGAATACAAACCGATTCTAATGCCACATGGTTCTTCATCAACCTGGTAATGATATTAGGCCAACCACCATCAATGGGTTTAAAGTAATCATCAAACGACCAGAACTCTGCACCATCAACTTTATCTAACAGGTAGATTATATCATTTTCAAAGGTATATGTCAAGGCCTGATTGGTCTTTTGCCACTTTGCATAGTGTGCCTCACCTTCAGGTCCAGTCATATCACCCACCCAATCACCATTACCACTAATGAAATTGGCAATATAAAATTGTTTTAGTTCTTCTAGGGAATATTTACGAGATAATTTATAAAACGAATATTTGTCCTTTCGCTTCATAAATGTTTGTTTGGAAACATTTGTCTTACCATGGTACTTTATGAAATCATAAGAGT